AGCTAATCCACCTAGATATCCTAGTACTAGGTTTATCAAGGCTTCTGAATTCTGTTCTGGTGGTTGTAAAGTTACTAAGAATATATAACCCATAAATCCACCAACTACGGATACACCTACGATTCTAGCTGTCCAGTCTTTACCAAACTTGTTTCTAGCATCTTGACCATCAGCTACTTCTAATTTAAATACATCTACATCAAGCTCTTTCATCTGAAGTTCAAACTCTTGTTCAGCTTTCTTTAGCTCAAGCATCTGTTCAGGGGTAGCTTCTTGTACAGCTTTCTCTATAGCTTTTGGTGTATTAGGTACGCCTAACACATCTGCTATCATGTTAGCTGCCATACCACCCATAGGACCGCCAAGAGCAGTACCTATTGTAGGAGCAACAGCACCTACTAGATTTTTTAACATATCTTTCATTCTTCGTCCTTATATATTTCTGCCATGAGGTCTTCAAACATATCTCTAAAGTTGTCTAAAGTCATGAAGGGCATATCTTGTTTAATTTGATGTAGACAGTATTGCCTGTAACAAGCTTCGAGTTGGTCCTCTAAGTACAATATCATTATAGCATCCTTATTTCAATTTGTCAATAGCTGTCACAAAATCTTCAACCCTTACTGGTGTTTGTTCTTTCCATTTGGATTGACCATCCTTTCCAGAACCTGTTGAGACTTGTCGGATAGCTTCATCGTAGTCTTTATTCTTCAAAGCTTTGTAAGCTGAAGGAAACTTATCCATCCATCGTGTGCCTAATTGAAAATTAACCGACCCTAATACTATAATAAACTCTGCATCTTCAATACCTAAATCTTCTATTTGTTGAGCAGCAGCTTCCCATGCCTTTGCAGCATCTGCTTCTAGCCATGCAGTGCGTTGTTCTTCTGAAACTTCGTCACCTACTTGGTAGACTTGACGTTCTCTTTCAGTCAACAAGTGCCCTACACCACATGTAGGCTTGCCAAGACTGTCAAGATATACACATTCCTCGTTACCTTCTCTAAGTTCAAGGTGTTCTAAGTAGTCGTTGTATTTCATTCTGATTGAAACCCAAGTCGATTCATCTCTTCTTTAAAAGGCTCTCCAGTTACTTGATTTCTTCGTGTGGCAGGGTCTTCTTTTGTAAACGGAACATCTGCTATTCCTGTAACAAGTCCACCTTTCACTTTTTTCTCTCTTCGTTCTAAATCTCTTTGGTCAAGTAATTCTGTGAGCTTTTGTTGATAGATTTCATACTCTGCATTTACACGAATTAATTCTTCTTCTAACTCTTGAATCTGTCTATCAAATTCTTCTATAGAACCAAAGCTCATTAAACCATACTTATCATAATCGGACTCTAAAGCTCTTATCTGCTTCATAATAGAATCAACTTTTTTTTGATGGACAAGCTCTCTAGTTTTAATGTTTACATCTAAACTTTGTGGTCTTACCTTAATTCCTACACCATAAGCAACAGCAGCAAATGGATTATCTTTCGTAGCATATTCTGAACCTTCTGCACCTCTTTCAATAGCTTTAGCTTTTTCCCATTTTTTAGAAGCAAAGGTTCCGGGGATACCCGGTATATTAGGAGGTAATCTAGATAGAAAATGTAAACCTATATCGACATAATCTTCTTCGTCAATACCTAAGTCCTCTAAAGTTCGACCAGTAAACGGGTCGGTTTTAAAAATAATATTTGATATAGCATCCCAATATAAACCTCCCGGTTGTAAAGGGCTTGGTAATAAAGGTACTTGCGTTCTAGTCTCACGTTGTTCAAAGATATCACCGCCCGGAACCCACCTAGCATAATCAAAATATAAAGAATTACCATACTTATCATCAACTGGCATACGAATAGTAGTGTTAGGCATCAGGTCTCCAATAACAGGAACATCACCAAACAATCTTTTATTTTGTTCTTCTCGCATTGTTAAGCGGTCTATTTTTTCTTGTGTTGCTCCGCCTTCAGTCATATATGAAAATCCTTGATTCAGACCATGCCCAAGAACAGCCCACTTTGCAAACTTGTGAGGTCTTAACGTAGCTGCTTCTGCTAACAAAGGAATAACTCTATAAGTATAACTAATAAATGGTACAAAGGTTCGTTTAAGGCCTTTTATAACTGGAGCATTAATATCGTAATCAATAAACCATTTTCTTGCATCTAACGCTGCATCAGTCTGTGAGAAACCTTTATTTAATCTGTCCATATAAACAGCCATTCTAAATATTTGGTCTTCAAGTTGATAAGCTCGTTCCATGTTATCTAAAGTTAATTTTTTTAATTTATTATTTTGTAAAAATAACTTAGATTTTTCAAGAATTCCACTACCAACATCATCGCCTTGTAGTTTCATTAAAGCAGTTTCTATTTCTGATAAAGAATCTTTAAATTCTTTAGAAATTAAATCAGCATCAAAGATACCATCTATCTGAGCTTGTCTATGCAAAGCTGAATTAGGGTCTCGCATTTCTTTAATAGCTTTCCCAACTAACTTCAGTCCTCCTGACACACCTCCTTGTACATCAGCAAAGTCTAAAAGCATTACGTTTGAGGCTGTATTACCTACGTGAGTTCCTAAATTCCATGCAGTCTTTGTTTTTTTCCAAATACTTTGTAATGAGTTAAAACCTCTACCTATATCAGAAGAAAATTTATATAGACCTCCTTTTTCTCGAAGTATGCTATAGTTATAAATGTGATTTAAATCTCTTGCTACATCTTGGTCTACGTATTTCCCGGCAAGTGCTCCAAATCTTTTTTTATTAGTTCCTGATAAAATAGAATCAGACATCAGTGTAAATCTTGACTGAACATTTGGAGCTAACGCTTCGTATTCGACTTTATCTAAAACAAGATTTTTATCTTGACTAATTTGTTTAAAGAATTTAGCAGTAGCTATATCATTCGCAAGGAGTCTACCTGTCTCTGCAATAGCGTACGAAGCATCTTCAATCTCTCCCATTTTAGTACGTTCGGCTTTAGTATAATCTCTTCTTATTCTAACCTTACCATCTTTTAATTCTTCCAAAATTTCCCACCCTTCTTTTTTCCATTTTGAGTCGGGTTTGTTGTACGAAGTTAATTTTATTTCTTCTATCAATCCTCTAGGTCTTAATTCATCACCAAGAATTTTAATTTGACGATTATTTAAAGCCATCGTATTAGACCCTGCTACTTTATCTTCTCGTAGATAACTTCGTTTTAAATACGTATTAATATTTTTTTTGAAAATATTTTCATTTAATAAACCGGTATCAACTAAATCTTGACCATGTTTAATTAAAGCTGCTCTAGCCTCGTCATTAATTTCTAGGGCTTCATCAGATAACTTTTCTAAAGCTCTCATATCACCCGTCATAAAATTGTAAAGAAGTTTTCTTTGTTCTTTGTTTAAATCTTTTTCCGCTTTTTTGACAATCTCTAAAAACTCTGCTCCAATTTCATTCTTATTAACTCTAAACTTTTGTCGCGCTGTGATGTATTCAGGACTTAATCCATAATCACTGATAATCCCTCGTCCAACAAAATCTTTGACGCTCTCTTCTGGTCCAATTTTAATATTCTTAGCATAACGAATTCCACCGGCTAGTAATAAGCCGGCAGTTATTTTTTCAGCATATGTAGATTCATCGTCTCCATACGCATTATATCCAGTAATAAAACCTAACCCTTCTCCGGGATTGTTAAATACTGCATTTTTCATAGGAGTCCCTACGTAAGTTTGATACTGTTTTAGTAAAGGGCCTTTTAAAGTATATTTCGTTTGAGGAGACTTTAAGTTTTCTTTGATGATAATGTCTTTAGCTTCTTCAACTGTTCTGGCCGGTTTTTTATTAACTTGAATTTGTTGACTAATAAATTTCTTTGCCTGTTCTTTATTTTGAAATAAAGTTAGAGTTTGTTGTTTCCTTCTTCTATTTTTTAACTGAGCCTCGCTTTCTCCTTTTTTACGACCTCTTATAAGTTGCGGTTTAGAAATAACTTCCCATTGTTTAGGAATAATTTTATTGTTTTCATCTAGTGCTTTTCTAATGACATAAGTAGTTTTTGTTTCGGGGTCTGTGGTCGTTAGTATTTTATTCCCTTGATATGAACGAGGGTCCTGTGTGAAGATAATATCGTCATATTTTTCAACTCCTTCAGCCGATACATCTACAGAAGATTTAACAGGAGCTTGTCCTGCTTTAGCGGGTTGTAAAGATTCTAAGGTAAACTTTTTGGAAGCAGTGTTACCTGTTTGTCTATTACTAAACACAACGGAAGCAATACCTTTTTCTTCATCAATGTTTACTATAGTTCCAGTATTTCCTCTATCAGGAGCTCTAATAGTAGACCCCACCTTTAAAGGTTTTTCTAATTCTTTTGCATCTACAGGAACATCATCAAATTGTTTAGGTTCAAACTCATCTACCTGTTTAAAAATGCTGCCTTTTCCTCTAGCTTTTTGAATGCTATCAACAAGAGCTCCGCCACCTGCTCCCAAAACTGCCCCTGCCCCTAATCCTAAAGCGATATTTTCTAAACGCTTACTAACTAATCCGGCATCTTCATCAACAAAAAACCCTGCAGTATCTTCTGAAGTATAACCTAGGCCCGACACTGCTCCTCCACTCACTGCACCATATTTAGTTAAGTCCGCTAGACTTTTTGCTTTCTTTCCTTTAGATATCCATCCAACAATAGGAACATAACTAATAGGGTCCGCCACAATTCCAGAAGCTAAAAAGGTAGCTGTTGCTTCTGTACCATATTCAGGATGAGCCAGAATTGCTCTAAGCGTATTGTCTTTTTCTTTTAAGTATTCATTAACCTCATCCATCCCAAAGGTGCTGCCAAAAATTTGTCCGATACCTCTGAGAGTATCCATTGAACCCATTCTGGCTGCATACTTTAATGCTTCCGACTTAGTTAATTTATACGTGGGATTAAAAGAACGAACATAGTCAATATGTTCTTGACTGTTAAAAACATTATCTGTCATAATTATTTAAATCGTATTTGTTTCGTTTCTTTATCAAATCGTAAGAGTCTTGTACCAGATAGTCCCATACCGGGGAATAATTTAGCTAAGTCATGCTCTCCAAGGTCCACAGTTGTAGCATCGGATTCAGAAATTTGCCTATTAAACGCTTGGTAAAAAAATGATTTGTCATCAGACAATAAGTTTTGTAAAGTTTCTCTTTGTGATTCAGGAACTAAAGTAGATAAATCTTTAAAACCTAAATTAGATATGTCTTTCTTTTGGATAGTTTGATAATCGTCTAGTTGAGACTCATAATTTTTTCTATAAGTGTCTACATCAAATCCAAGTTCAATAACTTCTTCTTGTCTCCCTCTTTTTGCTACATAAGTTCCATTTTTAGGTTCAAATAATAAAGAACCATCTTTACCTTTGGCTGTAGATTTAAATTCATCGTAGTGTAATTGAAAAAGTTCTTCTTTAGTTTTTTTATCTCTCCAATTTACCGCATAGTAATCATCAGGACTGCCACTAACAAGTTCTAGCACTGACTCTCCTGTAGGGTCTTCCAGAAACGCTTGAACGACTTCTGTGCGTTTATTAGGTTTAATTTTTTCTAAAAACGCTGCTCGCTTTTCAAACTCTAACTTAGAGTTCTGATTATCAGGAAGACCACCTGCAAAGATTCGATTAACTTTAGGAGGACCACCCTTTAGGTCTTCTTCTGTATAAACCAAATAGATACCATTACCTTCAGGCCCTTTCATTTGCTGATAGCTCCCCTGCCCTTTTTTTCCTTTTGTAAGTTGATTGGAAATATCTAATGCAACTTGTCCTCTATCGTATAAAGAATGATATGCTAATAAAGCTGTGTCAGCTTCTTCAAACTGTTTTTGAAATTCTGTCCCTGCTAACGCATCTTTAGCTCTGGCATTTCTTATTTTAAGAGTTTCTTCAGTTTCTCCTTTCATAAAGCCAGTTACTTTTGACCCTAACCACGAAGCTATATTTCGAGGTACTTTACCTTGAGTTTTATAAAATTCTTCAAAGTTATCAAATTGTAAATTTTTTTTAATTTCTAATAATTTTTTGTATTCATCTTCAGATGCTACAGCTAACTCTCTAGCTTTCTGCATAGCCAATGGACTATATTCAGCAGCAACAGCATTTGGATTCATTTTTAAAATATCTTCTTTAATTTTAGTATAATACTGATTAGTGAGATAACCATTTATGGATTGTTTATTTTTAATACGTGCTTCATCTTCTAGTTTAAAACTATCTAAACTCGTTAATGTATTTTGATAAGCAGCTCTCTTTGTAGCCTGATTAGCTTCTAAAGCATCTGCTTTTTGACTTATTGCAAAATTAATACCTGTAACTGCAAGGTTTGCTAGTTGTAATCGTTTAGCAAACTTCTCTTGCCTCTTAGCTTGTTCTTCTCTATAGTCACGGGCTTTTGCAAATTGCTCTTGTGCAAATTCTATACCGCCATCTTCATATCTTGACATCTTTTACTCCGGTCTTCCTAATAAACTTTCGGGTTGTTCTTGTGGTTCAGGTCGTGCTAATAAACTTTCCGGGACTTCTAAAGCTTCAATTTCTTCTACAATTTCTGCAGGTAAAACTCCCGAGGGTACTTTGGGCATATCACCTACTTTATCTTTAGCTAGTTCAGATAAATTTTTAGACTGTAATTGAAGCCTTTCATTTTGCTCCTCGTCATCTAAATCTTCTTCTTCATCTCCGTAGAGTCTAGGCTCAATTTCTGCTTTTTCTGCTAAAGCCATCAGTAAATACATTGTAGGCTCAATAAGCATTAAAAGTAAATCAGGATTCCATTTCCCTTCTTGAAAACCTCTTTGAAGCAACTGTAAAGTAATATCAGAAATAGGAACTCCTTGTCCCATTGCAACTATTAGAGAAACATAAATATCTTCCTCTAATAATTCTTCTGCTAAATAGTTAAAGGCTTTTTGAAAATTAGTATATTCAGGAGGGCTTTCCCAAGGATAAGACTGGTCAGGGCTATCTGTAAGAGATTGGCCCGGAATGGGTCTACTTGAGTTTGCTAAAGCATCTATACCTGCTTGATTATATTCTTCTGCCATTGTTTATCCTTAATTAAAAAAACTTGGGGTTGAAGGTCTAGATGATGTTGGAGTTGGAACTAACGTATTAAAAGTATCTTCATCTAGTCCTGCCATTTCTGCGTAGTAAGGAGTTGCTGCATCTCCAAAGGCTCCAAAAGAACTTCCTGCTTGTTGATATTGATTTGAAATACCTTGCCATGTGGTTGAGTCTAACAAACGCTGTTCAGTGGTTTTCATCATAAATGGAGTCATATCTAAATGCATTTGTGTAGGAGGGTCTCCGGCAATCTCCATTGCGGTTCGAGTACTAATTCCTTGAGTAACACCTCCCATTAAAGCTTTACCTGCTGCTTGACCGGGACTTGATAAAGTTTCTTTAAACTCATCAAACTGTTCGGATACAAACTCTTTACCTCTATCCAGTAAACTTGGTTTTTCTTTAGTAAAATCAAAAGTTCTATCTCTTGTCTCTTCTAAATACTTTGCGGGGTCTAAAGATACAGGGTCTGCTTCTATCTTTGTATCTACTATTTGTTGTAACTTATCATCTAATTGAGCCTTTGGAGTAAAAATAGAAGTACGTCCTTCACTTAAAGTAAATCCTTTACCTTTTGTAAAATTCATTACTCTATCTACACCATTACTAATTCCTTCAGTAATTGAGCTCCATGCTCCAGAACCGGCTGCCTTAATACCTGCCCATGCTCCTTTAATAGCTTCAGGAATAAAATTACCGGCAAAGTTTGCTACACCACTAAAAAAGTTTCCGAGCACTGGAGGAACTCCTAAAAACATTAAGCCAAGCTGTCCTATTGGTCCAAGTTTACCTATAGCTCCAAAAACTTTCTTCGCTACTTTTTTGATACCTTTACCAATACCTTTAACAACTTTCTTTATACTTTTACCTATTCTTTT